ATCGCACATATCTTCTATATCATATTTATTAATCATTATTATTCCTTTCCCACCTTAGGGTTAATGGTATGCCCAGAGAGATTCGAACTCCCGACCCACAGCTTAGAAGGCTGTTGCTCTATCCTACTGAGCTATAGGCACATGGTACTCACCCTTTACAGCGGTGAGTCTTCTGATAGCTTTACGTACTACAACGCCCTAAGGTAGTGGGATTCTCTATTAGGCTCCGACTGCCTGTGGAAAAGGCCAGCTAGGGTTTGTTTCAGGTGAGCTATCCCATCCCCAACTACCACCCATACCGTTCACAGAGTACTCTGTTACACGCTTCTCAAAGAAGTTATCATGTGATACACCATTGAGTACCCAGTCTAACCACGGTAGTGGGTTGTCTTTAACCTTGAAGTTGGGCTTAAGACCTAACTGAATAAGGCGACGGTCAGTAATATAACGTATATACTTCTTAACTTCTTCTTTAGTAATACCCTCAACGGTATAGTTAGAAAAAGCAAGATCAATAAACTTATCTTCTAGTGATACAATATCTCTGGCGATCTGATAGATCTTAGACTTAAATTCATCATTGACTACACGAGGGTGCTCATTACAGAACTCTCTAAACAATCTAGAGTTGCCTTCTACGTGTACCGTCTCATCGCGGATAGACCACTCAACTACAGTGCCCATACCCTTCATCTTACCGAAGCGCTGCAAGTTAAGCAGCATAACGAATGAAGCAAACAGGGATACACCTTCATTGAATACAGACTTAGCTAGGGCTAACGCAAGACCTGATTGGGTAGAGTTGTCTGACTGAGACATGAATTCGATCTTGTCAGCCATCTCTGAGTACTCAAGGAACTTATGGTACTCATCATCTGGAAGTCCTAATGTGTCATTCAACAAGGCATATGCTCGTTGATGTGTACCTTCACGACTAGCAAATGAGCCTAGCATAACTCGTACCTCATTGTTCTTAAACTTAGGGATAAGGAAGTCATAGTAGTTCTGACCTACCTGTACATCACCTTGTGTAAACAATCTTAAGATATGAGTAATAAATTCTTTCTCATCTGTACTAAGCTTAAGCTTCCAATCATTAATATCTTCAGATAGATCAGCCTCATCCTCAACCCAGTGAATCTCTTCGTGTTTCTTTGTTTGCTCTACAGCCCATTCATGATTGAACGGTTTGTAAGTCTTTGAAAATTCCATTAACATTTATTTATCCTTCACAAGCAAGACACTCATCTGTCTCAGTGGCCTCTGGTTGTTGCATCAAGCGTTTACGTAGGTCATCAAAGCTACCGACATATTCACCTTCTAAGTAGATCTGAGGGACTGTACGAACGTCAGGACGTCCTGTAATTTCAGCCGCAGTTTTACCCTCAATCTCAATATCAATATACTCGTAAGCAATACCCTTACTCTCAAGTAAACTCTTAGCCGTGTGGCAATACGGGCAATTCGATTTACCATATACTATTGTTCTTTTCTCTTCATTTAGTTTGTTAGCTAGCACCTTCTTAGAGACATTCTCTGCACGTTCTTTAGCCTCGGTACGTAGGTAGTATAGGCCCTTAAGCCCGTGTGTCCAGGCAGCAATGTGTACCTTGTTGACATACGCTCGATCAACACCTGCGGGGAAGAACAAGTTAACAGATTGACCTTGACATAGATATTCTTGGCGAATACCTGCCAGTTTAATGATATCCATCTGATCAATCTCAAAGCTAGTAGCAAATACTTTCTTTGTCTTCTCATCCAAAAAGTCTAGGTGCTGTACAGAACCATTGTTAGTAATAATATTACTCCATACTTCCTGTGTATCCCTACCAATATTACTTAACACATCTTTAAGGTACCTGTTCTTAACTAAGAAAGATCCGGCACGAGTACGATGAGTATAAGCATTAGCTTTGTTAGGCTCAATACTAGGAGATGTGCTAAGTATAATACTACTAGAGGCGTTAGGAGCGATGGCTAGTAGATGCGCATTACGCATACCAGTACCCTCCATATCAGGAGCTTCTCCACGTTCCTTAGCGAGCATTCTGCTTTGTAGCTTAGCCTGTGAACTAATATTAGAGAAGATAGATACGTTGATACTCATTGCGTTATCATCGCTAAAAGAAGTATCATGACGTTGTAAGTAATTATGGAAACCCATAGCCCCAAGGCCAAGGGAACGTTCCCTAGACGCAGAAAAACGAGCACGAGTAAGAGAGCTAGGACAATTATCAATGAAATACTCCAGTACATTGTCAAGCATCGTAATAAGGTCTGCTACCATAGTTGTGTTAGACCACTGATCGTAGTATTCTAAGTTAACAGAGCTTAAACAGCATACAGCAGTGCGATCTTCACTTGTTGGCAGGTGAATTTCATTGCAGAGGTTACTACCATGAATCTTTAAACCACGATCCTTAAGAGCTTGGGGTAAAGCTTTGTTAGCTGTATCAATAAAGTTAAGGTATGGCTCACCTGTACGGAAACGAGTCTCTAATAATTTCTGCCATACAACTCGTGCATCTAACCATTCACCTGTGTTACCTACTTTAGGGTCAATTAACTCATACTTAGTGTTTGCCATTACAGCAGCCATAAACTTATCAGTAATATTGACGGCATTATGAAGATTAAAACACTTTCTATTAACGTCACCTGTGGGGATTCGAAGTCCCATAAACTCCATAATATCAGGATGATCAATACTAATATAAGCAGCATAAGAACCTTTACGAGTTTTACCTTGGCGGTAGGCTGTCATATCAGCATCTACCGTGTGAAGAAATGGGATAGGACCTGGCGCAACATCCGATACACTGCGGACATCACTCCAATGACCGCCCACACCGCCTCCCATAACAGAAAGCATACGAAGCTCAGAGCTGTGATCAATAAGACCTTCAACTGTGTCAGGTACATATGTTAAGAAACATGAGATTGGTAAACCCTTTGCTTTATTATTATCATCAGGAGCATTAGATAGTACAGGACTGGCGAACATAAACCAACCCTGAGAAACATAGTCATACAATCGTTGTGCTAGTGCCTCATCCCTAACACCTTTAAACTTACTCCATGCCCATGCTGCTCTAGCATAGACATCTTGAGGAGACTTCTCTCCTTCTTTAGCGTAGAAATCCATCAACATATCTCGTGAGTAATCTGCTAATTGATCATCACGTTTATAGTCAATTTTAATGTTCATTTTTATCCTTGTTGGTTATTGTTATTCGGTATTAGGTACCGACTAATTAGCAAAAGAAATACTTTGATTGTTGTACATCTGAGAGTTGTAAACTTCCTAACTCAGGTTGGGCTAATGTGAAGGTATCCTTGTTATACATAAGTGTATCTTGTACAACATCAAAGAAGTTCTCTACATCATACTGAGCTATGAAAGTCATCTTGGTAACGTCTTGTAACCAGTCTACATCAGAAGCATGAGTGCTAAAGCTATCATGCACTGCTGCAAATCCTGCATTGAATACGTTAATTGTGTTAGCCATATGAGCAGCATCATAGGAATGAACTACATTAGGACTAATACCAGAGGCAAATGATCTACGGCAAGGAACCTTTTCACCTGTATCTTTATTGAGCACATCAACTTTAATAACGTGCATAACACGACCATCTTTGTTTCCAACGATACCTTTAATAGTACCTCTTTGTTTACGTTCATGTTGAAGAAATGCCTTATATATTACAGGGAAACCACTTGGGGTATGCCATTCAAGAGTATTAAGTCCTGAATTAAGCTCATGTTCAGCTATCTTTTGTAGGTACTTAGTTGTCTTTAGTGGACCAGAGCATACAGTATTAATAGCCTTAATAAGGTTACCTGCTAACATATTACAGTCATCTTCTGTGATGTTGTACTTAACAGTGAAGCCTTCTACGTGACAATCATCATACATATTCTTTGCGATACGTTGTTTGCCAGCAGAGTAAGCACGAGTCATTGAACCACGTTTAGCAATACCCTTACGGATATCTTTCATAGGCATCTTCTTAGCGGCAAACCAGTCAGGCATAATTTTAATTAGGTCTTTAGCTACGGCTACATAAAAATCTTTTTGAATTTTAGTAGGTACTAACGAGACTAACTCACCTGCTTGTTTGTCCTTAGACATAGCTGCTAGATGCTGCCATCCGTTATTACTACCATCAATAGGGATAGGTAAACCAGAAAAATAAGGGCCTTTAGAAGTTAAACAGTTAGATATCTCAATACATACTGCTAAGAATGAATAAGGCTTTTCAGCCTCAGATCTTACTGCTAAGTCTCTAGCACAATCATTTATAAAAGAAATATTGTTCTTAGCCCATTTAACTCTATCATCTAAAGTCATCTTGTCAACACTGATTGTTTCAAGACCTTCCTCTTTAAGATAGGCTATATAGTCAGTAGATAACCAATTGATCTTTTTAAGTTCATCAATTGAATATGAAGCGTTATAGCTGTTAGCAGCATGGATAAGCATCCATTTAAAACCATCTTTATCTACTTCTTTCTTGTTAGCAAACAAGAATAAACTACGAGCTAAGTCACTACCTTGGAACTCAAGAAATGATTCTGCATAGTAAATACGACCTCTATAATCGCAAGAGACTTCCTGATAGAATGTTCTACCACCAATCAACTTTGCTTTATTAACTACCTGCATATACTCAAAGTATTTTGAGAGCATACGTTGTAGCTTAGGGTCTTTCTTGCCCATAAACTGAGTACCATCTAGGTGCTTAAGCTTTTTAGGTAAGTGTAAGTTTTCATGATGGATGTTATAACCATACAACACACCATCATTATCTGTTAACTCGATAATATCTTTAGGCTTTGTATTAATCATTGCCTCAAGAACATTCAAGTTAAGCTTCCAACCTTGCTGTCGTAAAGTCTCTAGAGACCTAACAAAAGGTTTATCTAGGTACTGGTGAAACAACTTACTGTTAGACCATCCCTTAATGAATGGATCTTTAGTAACGCTGCTGTATAAACCAGCAATAGGTAAGGGAGGTTCAAACACAGTACCAATAAGTACTGGTTTAATATCATCCGCTTGGTTAACGATACGCACCATATAGGGTGCCTTATGACCAGCATACTCACGGAAGATATCAATCAAACCGTCTTGTAAGAATGTCTCTAGGAAGAGATCACCAAGACTTAAAGTTGTCTTGATATTAGTATCATCAGCACCGATAGCACGGGCGATACGCTTTCCGATGAGATCGCTTGCAAAAGTAAGCTTGACTGAAGCCGTGAACTTAGATGTCTTGTTTCTAATACAATATCTAAGGAGTGTGTCCCATGATTCATCGATAAACCTTTCGAGTTCATATTCCCATGTGGGATAGTGTGCTAATAGCCGCGCACCTTCATTATAAATCTTATCAGAATTTACTACGACTTTAGCTACACGTTCGGATAAGTATTTCAGTGGATTCATTTATTCAAAGTCAACAAAAGAGTTTTGCATCAAACGACCTGTATCAGTGTCGTAACGAGTAGCACCGCAGTCACCAGTCAAACCAGTGAATCGTGACTTCAGTACTCTTAGCTTGATAGTGTTCCGTACAGCCTCCGTTTCAGCAACCATATTACGGGCAAATGCAATGATATCAAATGAGATCTGCTTAATAGAACCAGAACCTTTGATGTCATCAATACTAGGCAAGTGACCTTCCTCAAAAGGCTTTTCACCTTTACGTAGGTGAGAGATAACACCAAGCCAGATGTTATGTTTCTTAGTGATCTTAAGTAGATCAGACATAACAGAGTCAATAGCCTCGTTACCTGTCTTACCCTTACTACCTTCAGATACTGCAATAGTAATATGGTCAAGGATAATGTACTTACAACCCATCAAGGCTAAGTGTTCCATCTTATCTACAAGTGATTCATCACTTACAGAACCTTGGTGATCAAGAAGAACTAATCGTTCATCACCGAACACCTGTTTAAAGGCTTCATACTGTTCGTCTTCAGAGACATCATCTCGGTTAAGGTTCTTTTTCAACTGCATACCGATAAACTTCTGAGCAGTGTCACCGATAGATTCTTCTAATGATACCATGCCGACCATATCAGTGGTCTTAGCTAAGATTTCTAGTACAATTTCTTTGATAACGGTAGACTTACCTGAACCAGTACCCGAAGTAAACAATACAATTTCACCTTGACGCATACCATACAGCTTATCGTTAAGGGAACTCAAGCATTCAGGATAAGCTAAGGATACAGTGCTTTGTTTACGCTTGTATTGTTCCCATACGTTGTCACCTTTAACTACGCCAGCAGGACTGAAGGTACGTGCATCAAAGACAGCACGCATAAGAGCTTCAGAGCCATGCTTGATTAGCACCTCACAAGGATCCTTATCAGGTAAGGTAGATACTTTGATCTTCTCATAGCCAATAATCTTAGCGGCTTGTTCAGCAGCTTTACGACCAGGTTCATCATTATCAAACATCAGTACTACTTCATCAAAGTTCCTGATCCACTCTCGTTGAGCAAGAATAATAGAAGTAGCTGATGCAGAAGGGATAGCAACTACGGGGAAAAAACGAGTGTACTTATCATACTGAGCTTGTGCTACAGCTAGCGCATCTAATTCACCCTCAGTAATGATTAATCGTTTACCTGAGTCAGAAACATTTTGACCGAACAGCTGTGTGTTCTTAAAGTCACCATGAATAATAAAGTCTTTAGGTAGCTTACGTTCTTTGTAAGCACACACAACGTTATCTTTTGTGTAAGGATAGAAGTGAGATTCGATTGTACCATCTTCAGCATAGGCTACTCGTACACCGTAGTGTTCAGCTACAGGTTTAGTAATACCTCTTTCTTTAAATCCACGGGTATCGTAGGACTTAATATCTTCTAGGGTTAGTTCTGTTCGGTAAATCATTTTAGCCATTGGCTTTTCCTCTGAGTTAATCTTACTACTTTTTTGACAGCTAAAACAGAAGCCGAACTCATCATCATCCTTGTAAGAGAATGCGTCTGATGAGCTACACTTCGGACACGCTGCGTGATACCATCTGCTCATTTACTTAGTTCCAATCTCGATCTTCTCGGAGTTCCCTTATCATTCTCCTACGTTCTTTAGCAGACTTTTGAGTGTCTCTTTTACGCTTGAATTGATCTCGGTATTCCGATTTAAGGTTTACATCATCATCTTCTTTGTATTGTTTTCTATCATCCTTTTGTTTCATAGTTTTGGTTTAATAAATTTTACTGCACCAATGTTACCATTATACCAGAGTCTTTCTCCTGACTCTGTCTCTTCTCTTGAGAGTACTTCTGATAACCATTGTTCTTGTACTTCACGGTATGTGAGCATACCTTTTCCTTGTACCCATTCATAAATGACGAAGGTGAAGGCTTCTTTACCGTACTTTTTAATGTCATCGTTTAATTCCTTACATGATGAAGTATAAGTTCTCCAGTCAGACTCTTTAGTAGTCTTAACTCGGCGAGACTTACCCTCAACTTTCTTCATAGATACACTTACAATTTGTTTTCTTCCAATATATCTTCTTCCTGTGATGAGGTTTTCAATATAGTAGATGAATCCAAAGGCTCCGTCTGGTCTGTCACTGAGTGGGCACCAGTGTCCGTAATCGTCCATGATAATTTTTCTTCTAGTTCTTCATAAGTTAAAGGTCGAAGATCATCAGACATCTCTCGGATATAGATTAGATTAGCACACTTAGTGAAAGCGTCTTTCCAATTATAACCTACTTTTTGTCTCCATGTCTCAACAACCTTGTCCCATATGTGGTTAATAGGTACGTTAGCTAAGATCTTTTCTGCAGTCTTGGGGCCAACTCCTTTTAAACCTTTGATGTTATCAGTTGAATCGCCAGTTAATATCTGTGTCATCAGTACTCGATAGCTATCTTCAGGCTCCATATAATATAGGTTTGTAGTCCTAAAATTATAGTGGTACCCTGGGAGTGTATCTAAGTCTTTATCGATGTGACAAATAACATAGCGTTTATTTTCTTGTAAAGCTAGATCTGCTGCTACACCACAGTAATCATCTGCCTCTGCATCATCAGAGCATATACAGAAGTTCTTAGCGTACTCATACAGCATCTCTATCCTGTCTTTAACTTCAGGTTCTAAGGTATCTTTACGATTACCTTTGTAATCATCAGTAACCTTATACCTAAAGTTGTTAACACCCTTAATGAATACAGCGCCTTCAAGAGACCCTGTATTGCTCATGATCTCCTTGAGCTTATCATCAAAAGCTTTCTTAGCTAGTGCAGGTGACGGTTGATAGTGTGCTATCTGGTAGATAATACTGTCAGCGTCAATAATAGCTAAGTCAAATTGATCGTCTGGTCCAATCA